CACCCTGCCACCCCCCACCCCGGCCCGCCACCCCCTGGCCCATCTCAGGAACAAACGATACAGGAACAGCCTGAAATGGGGGGGAGGAGGGCTCCTCAATCTGCTTTCGAGGATAAAAATACTAGTTCAGACCCTCTACAATCTGCTTGGGACCACTTAACTCTCCTCAAGGAAGGGGATGAGTAAGTGTGTCAGATTTACCCACAGTCGTAGAAGATATAGACTGGGAGATGGCTAAGCGGGACTTCAAGTTCTTCTTCGAGGAGATACTGGGATGGCAGTTGGCCGACCATCACGCCGATTGGTTCCATAATCTCAATACCCACAACAGGTATTGTGTGAAAGCGGCTCGTGACCATGGTAAATCTACTTTGTTTCTAGGCTATTTGCTATGGAAGGTCGTATTCACCCCTAAATTAGACACTATGATATTCAGTCACAGTCTAGACCAGTCTATCCGTCATATGAGGAACCTCAATGACCTCATCGACAGTAGCCCTATGCTTGCTAAGATGAAGGACAAGGATTCTTGGTCTAAAACCTTTTTCGGATTCACTAACGGCTCTCGTATCAACGCTAAGTCAGTCGGTGGGGGTGTCCGTGGTGCTCACCCTGACCTAGTTCTACTAGATGATATACTGTGGGGCACTACAGAGACTGAACTACAGAGAGTGGCTTCTTGGTTCTATGAGGTATTGGTACCTACAGTTCACCACACCTCTCAGTTGTGCATAGTCGGAACTCCATTCACCCCTACTGACCTGTACACTGAACTTGAAAGGAGAGATGGTTACCTAGTCGAGACATACCCAGCCATCAATGAGAAGGGGGAGCCTCTCTGGCCATGGCGTTGGTCTCTTGAGGCGCTTGATGCTCGAAGGATGGACATGCCGGCAATAGCCTTCACCCGTGAGTATCTTTGTGAGCCTATGGACGATATGTCCAGCCTGTTTCCCTCTACTATTATCAATGCTTGTAAGGACCCGTATCTTACCATTATGGATAGGAGGGACCCAGATACTGATGACCAATATTTCATTGGTTGGGACCCAGCGATATCTTCTGACCGGCAGGCTGACTTCACTGTGATGCTAGTCTTACGAAGACCAGCAGATAACCCTGAGTTGTTGGAGTTAGTACATGTAGTAAGACGCAAGGGTATGGATTTCCGTACTCAAATTTTCGAGATTCAGAGACTCAATAACCGATTCCAACCTGAGGTGATAGAACTTGAGGCCAACCATTTCCAGCGAGTTTTTGCTACAGAACTAAGGGCGGATACTGACCTCCCTATCAAAACTTTCATCAGTACTAAACAGAGAAGGGAGAGCCTTCTTATGGGATTAGTTCTACGCTTTGAACGCGAGCAGATGCGTCTGCCATGGGGAGATGAGAGGTCTCGTGACCTCATCAGCCAATTGGAGCATGAACTCATTATGTTTGGTATGAGCAAGCAAGGTAAGTTGGAGAGCATTGCTCGTCACGATGACTTTGCCATAGCGCTCGCTTTGGGTAATTGGGCCACAACTGAGTTCCGTGAGAGAATCATAGACTTAGATGAACTAATGACGGGGCTGATAGATTGACTTGGGGTAGTATGTTAATCGGTGATGATTATGATGCTGAGACAGATGAGGTTGACTCTGACAGAATTTGGGTCATCAAGCAACTTATGCAGCACCCTTTATTGAAAGATGGTGCCCACCCCGTATTTACTAAAGAAGATGAGCCGGTTCAGCAGTTTATATCTCAAGAGCCTCCTATTGTTCTACTAGAAGGTCTTAGGAAGAAAGAAGATTGGTTTCAGTCTCAATTTGGTGTCAGTGCTAATGATTTGGTTAAGAAGTTCCGAAGCAAGAGAAGGATGCATAAGGAGTATCGTGAGGATATAGACGATGCTATTATCCTCATCAGGTCTTTGAAGAAAATAGAAGTTGAAGATACTCTTTCTAATATGTCTTGGGCTATAGATTATGGTGAAACTATCAAAGGTTTAGGTATCAGTGATAAGGATTTACTCGCATTGAAGAAGTTTGGTGATGTGAGGAGAACTTCTCTAGAGCAGGCTTGTATACAGTGGAACAATGCAGATAATACCATTAGTAAATTATTAGAGTTGGAAGGTAATTGGTCTGATGAGCAGAGAACTCTATGGGTTGAGAGTTTACAGAAGAGGGCTGATGCTAAGAAGATGTGGAAAAACACTTTACATCAGGCTGGAAATTTGAATAAGACGGAAAATGAGTGGATGGTTTCAGCATCTAGAGTGTTAGATGAAAACGGCCCTATGACTTCTAGGAATATCGTTTATCATCTGAGTGACCTTGATGGAAGAAATAAAGGGTTAACTACTCAGAAGATGGGGGCCTTACTCAAAATGTATGGTAGTGAGTTTGAAATATTCAAATCTGGAACTAGGTGGGAGAAGGAAGGTACCACTCATGATTTGATTCTCAAAGACCCTTGGGCCTACGCTGCTGGGTTCTTAGATGCTGACGGGTACATCACCATAACGAATCGAGGGGAGCCTCGTGCTGGGATAATAGCCACAGGTGAGAGAGGCAAAGTGCACTGTGAGCAATTGTACAAGACTCTAGGGTGTGGAGTATTACAATTGGACCTTAAAGTTCACAAGAACAGCACTAGGAGTCAACATCGCCTCCAGTTCTATAGTAAGGATGACCTAAGGAAATTGTTGAAAGGGATATCACCTCATCTAAAACTGAAGAAAGAGCAGGCTAAATGTGTTTTGCAACTCCTTAATCTGAGAGGTAGGAAGGGAGACTTGATTACCAAGAGGAAAGACGAACTCTACAAGATAGTTAAGTGGGAGAACTGGAAGGATGTTCCTGAGAAGGCTGAAGAATTGCTCCGGGAGTGGAATGTTGATGAACAAGAGGTCCTCTCGTGGGCTAGGAGCGACCCCGAGGTCATCAGGCTTGTGGACGATATGAGTGGTTTAGTAGGTGATATCTGATGGCATTAGAGCAGTCTTGGTCATTTCTCAAAAGTGGTGACCCTGAAACTGATGAAGACATAGTATGGGTAGATGGTAAGCCTGAGAGTACGCGTTACCCCTCAGAACCCCCCATTGAAAAACCGGGAGAAAATTTTGAGAGCGCTGGTGAAGGCTATATGTGGCTTGATGGTAAGAAGGTAAGTAATGATATAAAGCAAATGGACGATATTACAAGGAGAAGGTATCTTGGTTGGTTGCTAACGGGAATAAGAGGATGATTTGGAGGTGGTGAATAATGGCTGGTGAAGATGACGGTCCTGTAACGAGATTCTTAGATAGGTTGACCAAGCCATTCCGTAGGAAGACCACTCCTGAGCCCATAATGCCACTTTGGAAGTCGGGTATACAGGAACCAGTTCTAGTTCAAGGTGTGAGTATCCCTGCTCTTTATGCTACAGTGCAGGAGAGTATCATACTCAGAACCACGATGAATACTCTATGTCAAGAGATATTCAGAAGGGGCTATTACTGGAAGAAGAAGTTCCACAAGAAGTGTATAGACTGCGGTGAAGAGTTCCAGCATGATGTAGATAAGTGTAGGGTGTGTGACAGTGATGAACTGAAGACCCCTAACCCAGACCAGATAATCTACCCTCGATGGCTCGTAGAGCAACGCAATAGTATGGACCAGTCTTTCATGGATGTACTGAGAGAGGTAGAATGGGACCTCAATATTGTGGATGACGCATTCTTGATTCTCCTTAAGGAGTACTATATTGACCCCCAGAAAGGGCATATTGAGTTCTTCAGAGTGAAGGAACTATTGAGGGGTGACCCTACTTTCATGAGAATAGTCTCTGACAAGAAAGGTGTCAGGGGTGGGAGATACCTAGTATGTCCCGTCCACAGAGATAAGACTATCCCATTCGGTAAAGATGAGGACAAGACATGTGAAGAGTGTGGCTTGGAATTACAGGATGTCCATTACATCAATACTGCTGGTTCTGGTAAGACTCAATACTACATAGATGGTGAAATCCTACACACTTCCAAGTTTAACCCTTCAAAACTCTATGGTCGTAGCCCAGTGGCTACAATGTGGAGGCAGGCTATGACTCTTACAGCCATGGACAATTTCATGTATCTGTCCTATCAGAAACGGAGGATGCCTCGTGGTGTGCTCGCTATCACTACAGACAATATCCAATCTACCGCTTCTTTCTGGAAGGGTGCGGAAGAGAAGATGGAGCGTGACCCTCATTACATACCTAAGGTTGGGATAGAGTCAGCCACTGGTAGGGGTCGTGTCGAGTTTGTCAGATTTATGGACACTCTCGATGAGATGCAATATGGTGCAGTTCGTGATGAACTACGCATGCGTATAGCAGCATTCTATGGAGTCTCAAACATCTTCATGATGGACTCTGGTAAGGGTGGTGGACTCAATAACGAAGGTCTACAGATTCTTGTAACTAACCGGGCTGTAGAGTTCGGTCAAAAGTTGTATTCCAAGACTATCTTCCCTAGACTTTTCAGTGAGATGGGTATGAGTGATTGGGAAATGACCCTCTATCCCAATGAGGAAGAGGATGATGTAACGCGCCTCAGAAGAGATGAAATGGAAGTCAATATCGCACAAAGAATGCAACAACTTGGTTTCCAACCAGAACTCACTGAAGACGCTGGTAGAGACATTCGTTTCGTCTATCGTAAACCGAGTGAAGAAGAGATGGCTCAACAGCAGCAGGCGCAACAACAAGGTGGTGCTCCAATGCAGGGTGGTGCTCCCCCAATGCAGGGTGGTGCTCCAATGCAGGGTGGTGCTCCAATGCAGGGTGGTGCTCCAATGATGCCACCCCCAGCCTCTGCTCGCCCGATGCCTCCAGGTGGGGTAATGCCAGCCCCACCAGGTGGGTTACCGCCGGGAGTCGCTGCCCAGGGGGGACAGCCACAGCCTGCGCCTCAAACAGTTTCGCCTGGTAGAGGCGGTGGGATAAGGAGATTACAGAAGGCTGGACCAGGTGCAGTCAGTTCTGATACTCACCAGTCTGGTAATCCCAGGAGGAAGAAAAATCAGAGAGGTACTGAGGATTCTCCTGAAGAAAAAGCATCTAAACAAATCCAAGAGGCTATGGAGCAGGCTAATGACCCTACAGGGAAGTTGCCAGAGAGTAACTTACCATAGATTAAAGAAGAGATATGCTATCGGCGTTAACAATGGCTGATGCGATAATCAAGTTGGACCCCATGGTCAGGAAATTAGAAACTACAATTAGCGAGTTCAAAATGGCTCTCGATAACAACGATTTGGTGTCTGCTCAACAACTTCTCAGGGCAATCAGCCAGACTAGCGATTTCTTAGCAGAAGATGTGACATCAATTCATAAGTCTGAGACCGAGGCTGATGTCACTTTAGGTGTTAATGATATCTATGCTGGTGGTGTTCCAGTAATGCAGTTCAAGGACCAAGGTAGCATCATTAAGGGTGACCGACCTATGGGGTATATCGGACCTGATGGTATTCAGAGTGATTGGAAACCTCAGCACGGGTTTGGGCAGAGGGTTGATTGATGTCGAACGATGTCAACACTTTAGTTGATGCTCTCATCACCAAGATGGAAAGAATGGATGGTGACATCCATATTCTTAGAGAGCAGAATGTAGAGTTACACAAGATGCTCAATAACCCTTCCACTATTCTACAGAAGGCAGGATATGTTAGAACAAATACCCCAGCCACTGAAGATGTGTGGGGCGACCCTCTTCGTGGGGAAAGAAACGAAGTAATCGAAAAGGCCGCTATTGCGATTGATGGTGTGTTGGTACAACCTCCCACTAGTAACCAAGAGTGGCATGATATGGGTTGGGAAGAGATTCATGCCATGGCTGAGTCAGCCGCGGTAGCAGAAGGAAGGCCGGTGGACCAATGAAGCCAATAGAAGTGAAAGCAGGGGAGTATGCCCCAGATGTAGATGAGATGGTAGAGAAAGCGGGCAATATGATTGAGAAATTAGATATGGACAATTCTCAAATTCGTAATATCACTGGTGTTGAGGAAGCACCCATGAACCACTACTATACTAATCAAAGTCAGCCCACTGACACAGTCGAAGAGGTCACAAACAAGGGTGCAAGTAGCGAAACTGTGAATTTCATAGATGCTAACCCCCACCAATCTGGCTCTACTCTAGCCGCACATGAGAACAGTGCAGGCGGGGAAGGTGGCTCAGTAGAATCTTCATCTAGATATGGTGCAGGTTCTTCTGGAGTCAGAAAAGGTATTGAAGAGATTCTAGGTAAGAAGCCCCCAATGGGTGGTGGCGGACCACCAGGTATGGATGAGGAGGGGCCGGATGATGGCCCTGGTATGGGTAAGCCTCCACTCCCAGGCATGGAAGACGATGATGATGCTGAAACTCTGGGTGATAGAATCAAGAGTCTTGTTGATAAGTTAGTAGATAAATCTGGTGATGCAGGAGGTCCACCTTTGCCTAAGGGACCGCCAGGCCCACCAGGAATGGGTGGCGGCCCACCAGGCCCACCAGGTGGTGGAGGACCACCGGGCCCACCCATGATGTAAACGGGGTGGTGATTGTGTGTCTATTGAAACCCCTTCAGAAATATTCCTGAGGTCTAGACGGCAATTCCTTAGAACTGGGGATTTAGAGGACGCTGCTGAAGTCTATCTCTCTCTCCTCAATTTGCACCAGCACGGCTTGAGAGTACAACCGTCTGATACTACTGTTTCTGCTTTCAATCTTCTCAGAACCGAGAAGGGTTTGATATCAGATTTATCTCCTAGGGGAGATTTGCTGTATAAGAAAGATAATTTGGAGCGAACTTTAGGTTTCTTGGAACAAAGGACTACAGGTAGACTTAGGGCTGAGAAAGAGCCCATTAAACATAGGTATCACCATACTACTGGTCGTACCAAGCGAACTCTTTTGCCCCCTAATGTTTTACAGGATATTGTAGAGAATCTTAGCACTAAGGAGAGGAGACACATAGATATGACGGCTTTACCTCTCAAAGCCGGTCAAGAAGTCATCTCTCCAAATGGTAATATTGACGCTAGAGAACTATGGAATCTTATCAGAGATTCAAGTGATTCCTCTTCTGAGATGATGAAAAGAAATAGTGTGTTACGAGATATGTTCGTAAATGGCTTTTTCTCTCATAGGCCCACTTCTGAATTTACTTTTAATGTGGGTAAAGTACCCACTTTACCTGGAGAAACAGGCTCTTATGGGACAGAAGCCGAGTTCCCAGACATATCAGGTTCTGGTGGGGAAATAGAGAGCCACCCTTTGGAGGACTTACCGACATGGTCTAATCTTTCGGATAAATTGAGAAGAGAATACGGAAACCCTTCAGTTGTCAGAGCGATGGATAGGGCTATGCAGCGTTATGAAGAGAAGCACTCCAAACAACCACACCATGCTCAATTTGGGTCATATGGAATCAACTCAACTGGTCGTTATGACATGTTCATGTATGGATATAGTAAGTGGCAGGAAGAGATGGAAAATCGTTATGGTACTTATGGTAACGAAAGTGATTTCGTTGAACATATGATTCTCCGTATGGAAGGTGTGCCAGAAGATGATATCTATGATAAATTCTATGATGAGAATGGTAATCATAAGGGGAAGGACACTGCGGACAGTTTAATTCGCTATGCACACAGAAAGGCTAGCCCTGATTCCCTTTCCTTAGCAGAGCAGCATCGTTGGGGGCAATTGCCTTACCTACTTGGGTTAGAGGCATTGCCTACTGAAGAGGCTAAAGAAATTGTCCATTGGTTCATTGATGGTGGTCATGCTTCTGGTGGCAAGAATGCTCAAACTACTACTGAGAAAGAATTTGGCATACCTGGGGAGTTTTTCAGTACAGCCACTGACGGTAGAGGTCTCCTCAATCGCATTTTTCGTATTAGAGATGGTGCTATACAGTCCGCGTTAATCAGAGCGCCACACGAGACTTCACACAGTTTGCCTAATCAGACTGGCATGAAAGATATGGCCTCAGAAGATTTAGAACATCTTGCTATTCTTGCTGCCCTCAAAGCAACCCAAAGTAGAAACGCTGAAGGTAAATTGAAAGGTAAGCGTTACGCTCCAAGCCTATATGAGAGTTTGATGTTCGATAATGATAGTGACTATATTGGCCATTTACCAGAAGGTGATGGGAGCCACTCAGATGAAGAGCCTGTACTCAGCGATGATTTGATTTCTGAATGGGTTAAGTCAGGCCAGTTACAACCTATAGAAGGGCAGAGAGTTCGTGAAGTCGCTAAGAAGATGATGGATAACATACAGAAAGATATTCATATTGCTGAAATTATGGCCCCCTATGATATTGGACTTATGGAGGATGAGGATGGTAGAATAATAGACTGCCCCTGGTCTTCATCTGAACATGCTGTGTATGATTTAGGGGGCTTCGGTAAAGGTGCTTGTGACTACGGTTCATATGATATGGATATGAATGCAGCGCTTTTCTCTCATGTACCTACAGATATGACATATCTAGCGGCAGGCTCAACTCCTGTTGGTAGGAGCCCTGCTGACCAAAGATTGAGGTCTGTAATGTTCCCTGATAGTAAGAGGAAGAGATATGGTGACGATGGTGAAAAATCAGAGTGGGAAGAGGGCGAGATTGGTAGTAATATTGCTGCAGAAATCTCTGGCCGTTCAGGTAGGGAGAGTTGGAATCTAATTGAGACTAACGCTTACCCATTAGTCGCAGACTGGTTTTCAAAAGATGAGGAGGATGAGGGTCTAGTCAATTTTATGCCTTGGTTTGGACATAGATACCCTAGAGATAGAGATATTCTCATGTCTCCTGTCCCTCCTGTTGGCAGCAATATCTTCAGTGGAGCACGCCATCTTTCATCTACTCACTGGCCTTTCATGGCTCACAAGAAGGCTACCACATACGATACCAAGACTGCTGGTGGTAGTAGTGCTAGGGGACGGCGACAGATAGAGAGTGGATATCGGAGAACTAGGGGCTATCGTGGTGATAGCCATCATGTCAAAGATGATTCCAAGAGGCAAGGGTATGATAAAAACCTGAGCGCAAATGTTGGTCGCTCATCTTTCACTGAGGGGAGTATCTTCCCCCAACATATTGGGAAGAATATCAGCCCTGAACAGATGTTTCATTTGTTGCAAATGATAACAGGACACTCTTCAAACCACGGTGTTCCCCATGACTTATTTGACCAATTTATTGAAAGTCCTGACAGGTTTTTCTCTTGGCTTCATTCAAACAAAGATACTGCAATGCCTTCAGAATTACACGGGGGTGTGGTCGCCCCTCTATTAGAGCAGATGGCACTTGCTAATCTCACGAGTTTGCGTAATGAAGACGGGGATATTGTCGATAGTTCTCCAACTCAAAATGCTGAATATTCACATGCAATATACCATTATGAGCCAGGTAGAGAGGTCCGTAATGGTATACAATTACTAGACGATAGTGGTAAGATTAGGTTGAATGGTATGGAACCAAACACTGCTCCAGATAGTATATCCCAAAGGTTTCATGATTTGAAATTAAACCCAAGCAGCATAAGAGTTGAAGATTTATTGATATTCCCTGACCGTTGGTTATACGAAGACCCTCAGTCGGCTGCTGAAGATAGTGTGATAGGCAATCTTACTGATTTGAGGAGTTCATTGAATAATACTGATGTTCACCCCCTCGCCCCTAAATCTCAAGATAGGGGTTTCCATCAGAAAAGGATGAGAGATTCAGTGCCCCCCGAGGATTTGGGGATGGTACTAGAAACTGAATTTCCTGCTGACTCAAAAAGACAAGAAGAAGGAAGGTGGACTGGCAGTACTGCCCACTATGACACACTTCCGTTGTTAGATAGGGTGTCATCTAATCTAATGATTACTAATCCAGCCACTGAAGATTTATCAGGATTTTTCGACTTGGAAGGGGGGAATTATGCTAGCAATTTCCCAAAATGGCTTTTGACTAGCCCTCTCTACTCTAGATTTGCTGGTGCTCAACAAACTGCTGAGGGTGGAGAAGATGTTGGCGGAGGTTTACAACAGGTATTGGGTGGGGGCGCTGAGTTGTCTCCGGGTGTAGCCCGAGATGATATAGGGCTATTACTAGCCCCAGAACCTTACACTTTGATGCAGAGACATGCTGAAGCACTGAAGGAATTACTAGATGCTAGAGATGACGATGGCTTACCATTTTTTCCTGAAGACGATATGGCTAGAGAGAAGATAGAAGAAGCCATTCGACAGCAACAGCATATGGCTGTATCTTGGGCTTATGGTCCTAGTAGTAACTTAGGTGATGAGTCTATGGAGCACCATGAGGAGAATGCAGGTCACGCTAGTGCGTTTTTCAGAAGAGCGGCTGATACTATGGACCAGATTGGTTTGGTTATGCATGGGTTATTGGAGCACTGGGGGTATAATGAGCACCCCTTATTGGATGGTTCTTTTGAGGCCAATCAAGAGGGTGTAACGAATATTGCTAATTTGTTTGAATATGTAGACCAGTTAGTTAATTCTAGTGACCAATCTTGGCGTGAGCCTTTAGCACAATCTCTCATCTCTAATGGAGATGTTGGGCTTGCAGAGAGGATACGCAGTCCACATACCAGGTCTCATTGGGTAACCCCAGACATTACATCAGAGAGGGCTAATGAGGATATGGTTGAGCGTATTAGAAGAGCCACCGGTCAACAAAGTACCCGAGGCATTGAGGTTCTGAGACATTATTTAGAGAGCGGGTGGCACCCAGATACATTAGACGATGAGATTCGCCCAGGGTGGACTAAGAAACAGGCCGCTTTGAGGGCTTTAGATAGACTGGGTAAAATGGGTAATATGTCTGAATTCCATGATAGTATTGGTGACCATGCTAAGCGTATTCGTATGTCTGACGGAAGTTATCTTACTGGGGAGGAATTTAAGGCTTTGAAGGCTTCCGATGAGCCTGATTCTAAAGGTAATGTAGTTGGTTTTACCCATACTCCAGGACATGCAGTAACTGACGATTATGCAGCGTTGATGGAGGCTAGCAGTGTCTTGAATGAAGACTCTAAAGTGTCCCAAATGTTACTACATGGTGCTACTAATCAACCTCTTGAGGTACCAAGACAGACTAAGACAGGAAAGGCAGGCCCTAGGAATTTGAAAACCCATAAGCGGTTGGGCAGTCTTTTAGATTATTATACTCTACACAGTGACGATGATGGTTTTACTGCTACGATGTCAAATAGGGAGAAAGTGGCCTCTCTACCCTTCTATGGGGATGGCTTCAAGCCCATGACATTTACTGGTATGGGGATAAAGAGTCCTGCTTCCACTAAGAGTTATCCGAGTGTTCACATTGCCATGGGAGAGGATGGGTTACCAACACTAGAAGATAGTGGTTGGAGACTAGGTAGAACAGAAAGTGAAGCGCCAAGTAGGGTATCTAGTAGGCATAAAAATTTGATTCATTTCCCACCTAATGTTTACACTAATATTCTTACTAGAGCCGGTAGAGCCGATGTACCAACATGGGGAGAACAGGCTATACAAACCCCTAATGATAATGGGGAAGTGTTTTTTGAGACCCCTACTCCAGAATCGAAAAATGTGGCACAGCAAACTATGTTCGGAACGCCGGTCTCAGAAGGTGCTGCAGATTATGGTTTAATGGAACTATCTTTGGATGTTCTTACAAATACTGACCTCCTTTTGAAAGAAGGGCCAAAATATTCTGACACCCCACCCCCAGTTAAACCAATGCATAGGATTTTCTCGTTAGATGACTTACAATATCTGAAAGGCTTTTCTGGAGATTGGGTAGTAAGTTCTTGGCCTGAGGGTGAAAGACTCATGATTACAAAAAAAGGTAATCATATCACTGCTAGAAATGCTGAAGGGGAGAAGATAGACCTACCCAATAATATCAGGGCAGGGCTTAGAGGGGCCCATAAGAAGGGTTTCATCATAGACGCTTTGTGGGATAATTCAACTCTTCTCATTGTGGACATACTGAAGACTGCCGACGAGACCATGGAGAATATGCCCACTAAGGATAGAAGCAGACATTTGAGAGCAAACTTTGAGGCTACTGAAGAAGTCCTAATACCAGCACCTATCAATACTAAGAGGACTGATGAGAGTGGTTTAGCCCAAGTAGTGAAAGACCTACGCCGAGAGAAAGGTGTCAAACAGATTTTGCTTAGGGATGCTGAAGCCACTTACATGAGAGGAGAGATGCGTCACCCCAAATGGGTTCTGCTGGTCCCTGAAAAGCAATTAGATGTACTAGTCCTCTCTTCCTCTGGTAAAAATATGTGCCTAGGTATAGGGCCAATATTAGAAGAAGTAGCCAAGAAAATAGGTAACCGGGCATTGAAGCATGAAGGTTCGTACTACATGGATGTAGGCCACCTTGCCAATTCTTCTTTGGAAGTAGGGCAATTCATAACAGTGAAGGTAACTGGGGTCACTAAGCAAAACCGGAAGGGAGAGAGTGTCTATTCTCTTAATTCCCCTAGGTATGACAAAGATAGTGAGAGTAGTGCCACTGATAGTTTAACCACTTTAGATATTCTCAGTGGGGATATACAGAAGAATGTACCTCATACTATAAAAGTTTCAAAGAGCAGTATCTATCTCAGTTTACCTACAGGTCAAGTCATTTATGATGTTGATGAATATGGTAATGGTTACATCCTGAAAGATGTGGATTACCCTGATGATTATACCTTGAGGGTCGCTGAATCACAGAGAGATTATTGGTCTCCTTTAGCCACTGTACTTTTGCGCTCAGAGAAGGAGAAAGAGGCGGTGGTCCCAGAACCTCCGGCTAATCATGACAAGGACCCCAAGAAGGTGATACCTAAGAAGGACCGTATCTTGAAAGACCCTAAGATAGTGAAAACTATGGTTACCGCGTTGGAAATGATAGAAAGTATGCTCAAAGAGAAGATTACTTGGACAGGCCCTAAGGGCCTAGGTATGGATTATGCCACCCCAGTAGAGTCCCCTAGTGGCCCTACTCAGTTGACTGAACCTCACCATCTACCAGACCATGACCCTGCTCATCGCCAGAAGAAAGAGGGAGACTGCTGGTGTGGTGCTAAGAAGGGAGAAGAATGTCAACAAGGCATGGGTCACAAGATGGAAGAGTGTTCAAAAGCGCATCCACCCAAGAAAGAAGAAAGCGCTGACCACTTGAAAATTTCTCGATATTCTCGAAGAGATTCTTCCGTGTGATTCATATACCATAAGTTGTCATTGCTCGGTCAATGCTTATGATGCAACCTCCCGTTGATGACCCAATTCTCATCAAAGGCCGTAATAGCGATTTAGTGTGTGCTGGTTATGCTTCGGTTGAAATGGTTGACAAACAGGGAGATTTGATAACAAAGGATGCATTGCGTAATGCATTCGGTAAGTTCATGAAATCGCCAGGTTTCAGGAATGTACAACTTGCCCATTCTAACATTCAAGTTGGTGAAGTTATTCCTACTTACACAGACTCTAGTGGTAGAGTTTGGAAATCTGAAGTAGATGATACTGGTATGTTCGTGGTCATTAAACTACGAGATGATATAGAGAAGGCCCGTGAAGTGGCCGCAGAGATTCGCAAGGGGAACCTGAAATCGTTCTCCATTGGTGGTCAGGCTTTTGAGCGTGTTAACAAACACAACTCAGATAGGGGAGATTACCGAGAAATACGCAGGATGGAACTGCATGAGGTTACCATCTGTGAGAAGGGCATTAACCCCGAGGCCCAATTCCGAATCCTCAAAGAGGACAAAACTGAAAAAGGTGAAAAAATGACAGAAACAGATGCAATGACAGAATTGCAGGATGTTCTGGAGCGTTTATCAAAGCGCTTAGACGACACTGAGGTAGCAAAAGCCAAGGACGAGGAGAAATCCGAGAAAATGGATGATACGAAAGACGAGAAGTCTGATGATGGTGCCAAAGAGAAGTCCAAGGAAGATACTGCAAAGAAAGATGATGACAAGATGGACAAGGGTGACTTGGACGATGTTATCAGCACAGAGTACCTAACATGGCTGGAGTCGACTGTGAAGTCTGCGGGTTATGACCCGTTGGCTGCTCGCGGTCACTTTGACGAAGGTGGTGTTGAGAAGGCTTACCTCCAAGAGGGCAAGCATGGCTACGACCATAGAGGTCAAGGTAGCATAGAAGGTGCTGGTGAGGATGACTCGAGCAAGAGACCTAAGATGAACTTTGGTTCTGGTCCTTCTGGGAACAAGAATGTGATTAAGGAAGACGCTGAATATATCTCGGCTGATACAGTCACACCTGCCCAAGTCGAAGAGGCTTACCAAGTCTACAAGGCTGCTGCTCTCGAGCAACAGTTCAAGACTGACCTTGGTAATGAGTTCTCTATGAGACTACAGAAGGAGATAGAAGCAGAGTCAAATGATAAAGCAAAGAGCGAGTTCGATGCTCGTGGCCCCCTGGAAGACCTCCAGAAGGCAGTGCTAAATCTTGCTGACAGGATTGAGAACATCGGTACCCCCGGTGAAGATTTCCAGAAGTCAGATGACCAAAAACCATCTGTGACCATTCCCGATACTACTGAGATGGCTAACTTGTCGTGGGACGATGTCCACCGACTGGCACACTCAGCACTTGGGGGTGACAACTGATGGCGCGTAATTATGTAAGAACAATACAAGATATGGAGCGATACTACTACGGTGGTACCGCATTGACCGGGTACACATACAGCAGTGGAGACATACTCAAAGCGGACGCACCGCTAATGAGCACCACTGCAGGTACTTACCAGGCAATCTATGGTAGGAAAGTTTGGTCGCAATTGAACCAAGAGTTCAATGCGTTCAGTATTCTACCAAAGAAGCCGTGGGAGCGAAGTGGATGGAGAATCATAACCTCCAAGCCTTCGTTTGATGTTGGTGGAGGTCTGGCTGAGAACGCCACACTGCCTGACACCACGAAGCCTGACTTCCTGCATGTGGCTGCAAAGCCCAAGACCATTGGTCACTCGTTCGACCTGAGCGAAGTGTCCATGTTCCTTTCCGATAAGGATGATGGTCTCGGAGATGTACGCCAAGTGTTGAAGGAAGAGATGGGGAAGCACCACGCTGACCATATCAACAGGATGCTTCTGGAAGATGTCGAGACCCCAGCGGGTAACGACTTCGAGTCACTGGACCGTCTAACCACGGACCCAGATTCGATGACAACCAGTACGGGCCATGTGAGTGCTACTACAGACCACGACCTATACTCTATCACACGCGATGGAAGTTCCGACTTCCACAGTGCTGAGGTAGATGTGTCGAGCGCGGCCAACACTAACAGGAACCTAAGCCTGAATCAACTGGACGGATTGTTCCAGCAGATTTGGGTTCGAGGTGGTAACCCCAAGGTCATGCTGACTGGGTACGATACCCTAATGCGTGTACAACAACTATTGCAGAGCCAGCAGAG